CCAGCGCCGATACCGAACGCGGCCAAGACGATCATAAGAGTCGCGACTCCCTGTGTCTGTATGAAATTAGTCGTGTATTCTCTGACTTCGGGTATAGCCAAGAGTCCAGTAAAATATGCGACTATTGCACCTGCGACTGCTTGATATGCTGTTCTGAAACCTTTAGCTTTTGGTGTGTTCTTTGAATCGTTATACATGATTATCTCCCTACTAGTTCTCGGACTAGTGCTTTTAATGTTTCCCATTTACTATTATCGCCGACTTGGGCCCGGAGACTTTCAATCTCTTTAGCCTGGTCAGCAATAACAACGTCTTTTTGCTTAATTGAAGACGACAGTTGTTCTACTGAAGCCTTCAAGCTAGGATAGGCTGCGAGTGCCTTGACACGGTTTTCACGCCATGCTGCATTAGCTGGCTTATTCCACTTAGACCATATCATTTCTTCTAGGTCTTTACCGTTCCATGCTGCAATTATTTGAGAATCATATTTGCCAGCGTGTGTTTCGTGATAGGGCCAACCTTCCATTTCTGTATGAATTATTCGGTTCAGGCCTGTTGTAACCTTAGTCATGTCATCTCCTCCGTTTAATATTGCTTTAGCTTCTCTCTCTATTCTACCTAAATCTAGTGTCCCAGGGCAAGCTGTGTTGAAATACTTGTTGTGTGGCACTAAGGGCATGTAGCCTCGGCGCTTCCATATGTCTGCAACTAACCAAGCTATTGTCTGATAATCTGCGTCGGTTCCATAAGGTGCACATTCTATTTTTATACCATAAGGATTCCCCCCCTGGGTAGTGAAAGCACAATGCTCTTCGGGGACCATGAAGGTGACTCTACCTGCTGAAGCGACATAGTTCACCGACCCACCTGTTTTATTCGCCTGATAGTTCACTACGCCGTCGTGGCTTGGTTTTCTAGCAGGGTCATCCCACCAATGGATCTGAATCTCTCTGAACTGATAAGGGACTCCGTAATAAGCCTGACATTGTGCGGCAGTGAACCAAGAGCTTCTGTGCGTCTGTAGTTTGCTGTCTATTCGTGGTTTCATGTGGTTCCTTTACTTATTCTTAATCTTGTCGTAAATCTCGTGGATTTTTTCAATCTTCTCAGGGTCGATAGATATATCATCTATAATTTGTTTGAGTTCAGCGAACAGCTCCTTTAGTTCAGCGTTATCAGCAAGAGCTTTTGTAAGCTGTTCTTGCATACGCTCAAGCTGCACCTCCTGTTTGGCACGTTCTTTTTCGCCCTTTTCAACCATATATTTCATTTGTTCTACGATGGCGGTAAAGTCATTTCTTTTGGCTAGTTTAGAGTTGTTATCCTCTTTTTTGAAGTTCACTATGTTCGTACCAATGACACCAGCAAGTGCAGATATAGCACCTACTATAGCTAGTATAGTGCTATTATTTTCCACTTGGTTTCTCCGTCATCAGGTCCACTGGTCGCATTTTATAAGTGAACAAACACACAAACACCGCGCCAGTCCACATAATAGCTCCGTTCCAACTACGAGTATAAATGAGAGAAGCGTCGATGACAGCAAAGAACAAGCCCATCAACAAAAGTGAAGTCTGTAGGAAAGCCCATGTTCGAGTCAATATCCCCCATACCCATATAAGAGTACCAACTACACCGGTGAGAATAACAGCAGAGAAGGGGAATAAACTTTCAAAAGCCCTATAGACTGCCGGCTGTTCTTCTCTGATTAACAGTGAGAATATATGAGCAAGCACCACGATAGCAATCAAGGTACTGAACCTATATTTTGTAGGATTGGTTTTGCGAATATCTATTCTCATAGCTACACCTAATACTTGATTATCTTGTTTAATACCATTGTAGGCTGCACAGAACTACCACTGTCTGTTTCTCCTCCGAGTCCAGCACCACCGGTCGAGCTGTAGCTATCACCACCTTCTGTACCAGTAGCACTTGCGTTGGTCATGAAAGCAGTTGCAGCCACCCTCAACATCCTTGCCGCTTTACCAGCAGCGTTGTTAATCTTAGCCCAACCACTGCTGGACAGAACATGGGTATGACCTTCTGTACCACCTGAAGCACCTAAGACGTCGCCATCTATAGGGGTCGTCATTCTGTCTGCGCTGACACCTCCCATATCATCTTGACCAGCAATAACACGGCCACGAAGGTCAGGTACTACGAAATCGGTATTGTTCGAGCCCCCATAAACATTCCCTATCACATCGAATAATGCCTGATATTCTTCATCTGTTGAAGCGTCAAGTGTTTGTCCATAACAGAAGAGCCATCCAGTCGGTGCTGTAGAGCCGGCATAATCGACAACTCTACCTACAGGGTTTCCCTCCCCGACCAGGCGAACCAATTCATCTTGAGCATAAGTATTCGGTTTTATAATAGCTATCTGCCCCGAAGTGTTTCCGTCGTCAGTATAGCCAGGAGCATATCCGTCGATGACAATATCTCCTGAGTCGAGGTGTCCATACATAATAGTCATAGTAGAGGGGTCTATGTAATAACTGCCGTTAGAGGCGAGAACTTTATCCCCTGTGGCTAGGATCATTTTATTAGGCCAATTATCTACAGAATCCACATCAAGAGTGATGGCGCTTATAGCACGGTCAGATTCAATGTTCGCAATTACAGCCTCACCAGTACCGTCACTAACTTTCAACTCATCTAATGCTCTTGACATGATTACCCTCCTCAGTTTTCTATTCTTATTTTAGCACAAACATGATAAATTAAGCACCTTCTAGCTTAGAAACACTTGAAAATTGCTCCCGAACGTGCTGTCCAACATGACCTCCGGTGAAGGAATCCCTCATAGTAGAGAGAAAATCTCTGTCAAAACCAGTAATCACGCTCGGATCAGAGATTTTCACATCATCCATCCGATTCTCATATTGTGCGACGTTAGCTAAATTGCCGTAAAGCGTCCTCATATGTACAGGATAAGGATTATCGGCGTACTTTTTTCGTATTTTCCACGCCTTCAGCCACTCTTTTTTATGAATCGTCAATGGAATATGCAACCCATAGTCTAAAGGGTCTGCGACCCCGAGTTCCTTTAAGATGTCAAGAGTGAGCTTCATGCCGTTGAGGTAGCCGGAGGCTCCGACCTGCTTTTCGAGCCGAGCTATCGACTCCACCAGTGGTCCCCGATGATAATCTACGAATTCCTCGATCGGCTCCATCACGAAGAAGTCATCATTAAACAGGAGAAATGGGTCGGAGACCCTTGAGTCTTTGACTGCCGCCAATTGATTGTGATGTGAGCGCCAGTACTTGTTATCCCCAAATGTAGTATTTTCTACAACATTTACTTTTTGAGAAAAAATTCGGGGACAGTAACCTGAAAACCAAATTTCATGTCCAGGCATATTCTTCTCAATGCTGCGAATAGTATAGCGTAGCTCTTCATTTATTATCGCTCGGCGTAAGGGGATGATAATGTCCATATGTTTATAGTATCAAAAAAGGCTCCGGTTAAGGAGCCTTTTTATCTACGATGTCTCAGTTATTAGGCTGATGTCTCGTCTTCAAGAGAGGAAACTGAGTCTACTTTCTTGGACAGTACGAATGTGTCACCACGATCACGCAACTGAATTTCGATACCAGAGAAACCAGGAACCTTTTCGATAACGACAACGCCGTCACCCTTTGGATCCATCTTAGGTCGCACGTTCACGATGGCTCGCTTGTCAGCGACAATGACGTAAACGCCATCACCCAAGTAGTCATCAGGACATTCGACACACTTGACGCCTTTGAACTTACCTAAGTAACCAGCTTTAGCGTCTTTGTAGCCTTCGCTAGAACCTGTGAAGTTGATAGCGTCGGTTAGACGATCAGCAAAGTCATAGGCAATCCAAGCGATTGACTGGTTGACATTTGCTCCACCAGTACGAGCTTTAGTTACTGTGTTGGCGAACTTCAATTTAAGGTTGTCAGTACTCAAAGTAATCAGTACTTTGTTACCTACCGGACGAGAAGCGAGGATTTTAGCAAGCGAGTAGGCGTCGTGAGCAGGTACGAAAACCTGATCTGCCTGTTGCATAGCAACTTGCTTACTAAAACGAGAAACAGGGATGTCTTGCATTTGTGTTCTCTGAATACGAAGTAACATGCTCTTGTTATAAGCAAGTGTCAAGATTTGTTCGGTTGGAACTACTAAAGTAGGTGAACCGAATGGAGTACTAGCATTACCTTCGTCGTAATCTGCTAGAGAACCGTTTGCGATAGAGAGAACGCGAACGCTCCCAAGATCTGTGTGTTTGTAGTTGTTGTCACTAAGGTATGGCGCAACCACTGAACTAATGTTTAGTGGAATGTCCATGACGTTAGCTGTTTTTGTGCCATATGCCATGATTAACCCTCCCAGGTTTGTTAAATATAAGATTTGTCCAAGTTCGCCAATGCTTAGCTTAATTGTATACTAATGTCAATAACAAATGCAATAGTCGTTCTTATGGTAAAATCAGTCTATGAAGATTCCTCGCTATTATGATCCACGTTGGTACCAGGCCGAGGGGATTAGAGCATTAGAGAACGGCGCGAAGTTCGCTGTTTGGTGCTGGTCAAGGCGTGGAGGCAAGGACCTTACGGCGTTTTGCTATGGTATTAAGAAGGCTGTTGAGTCACCTATTAACGTGGTTATCGTGTGGCCGACTAAGAAACAAGGGTTTGATAACTTCTGGACTGCTGTAGATAACGACGGAATACCCATACTCGATCGCATACCTAAAGCGCTGCGTACAGGTACGAACAGTACTAAAGACAATATGTCCATTACTCTTGTCAACGGCTCAACCATAACCCTATTGGGTGCTACGGACCCTGACGCGTTGCGTGGTGCTAACGGCAAGCTCTATATATTGTCTGAGTTTGTGGACCTTCCTCCGGGAATTCTTGGAATCATCCGTCCGGTTGTCACAGTTAATGGTGGTCAAATTATTATTCAATCAACACCAAAAATAGACGGCATATCAGGTGCAACCTTCCAAAAACTATATGAACGTGCTGAAAAACATCCTAAGCAATATGCTTCACTAATCACTGCTAGAGAATATCTAACCGAAGAAGAGCTTGAAGAAGTCCGGCAAGAGTACATTGCTGAGTATGGCAATGATTTCAAATATCGACAGGAATTCTTATGTGATTGGGGTCAGACCTCTCAAACAAGCTACTACGGCTCTGTGCTTATGGCTATGGAGGAGGCAAAGAAGGTTGGACTATATGCCTACAACCCTGCATACCCTGTCTACACTGCCTGGGACCTCGGTATGGCTGACCAAACGTCAGTGGTGTTCTTCCAGTACTTTATGGTCAAAGACAAGCCACAGGCGCGTATTATTGATTACTACGAGAGCAACAATCTAAAGAATGAAGCTCATGTTAAATTCGTTCAGGCGAAACCTTATAACTTTGCGTGGCACTTCTTCCCTCACGACGCAGGTGTACGCGACTCAGACGCCATAGAGCGTATTGAAAAGATTCGTGAAATGGGATTGACTAATAGTTCAGTATTGAAGCGTGAGCCTAAAGAGGATGGTATTGGTAGAGTTGTTTCTAATTTAGGTAACTCAGTATTCCACGCTCCTATGACTGAAATGCTTATACGGAAGTTGAAATTATACAAGAGAAAATTCAATGGTGATACCGGTGACTACATGGGTCCTGAGCACAAGTCGGAATCTCACGCGGCTGACTCCACGAGGTACATGTATCAAGCTATTGAACTTGAGTTTAATAAAGAAAACTGCGAGCTCTATTACTCGCAGGATTCAGCACCCGAGACTTACGACTCGGAGGATATTTCGACGAATCTTTATTCTCCTGTGTCTTGATTCTCAGTTCGCTCTGCTTCTATGTTTCTTTCAGCAGTACTCTTGCCTTGAGCGACAGCGTCGTCTCGGCTAGTGCCTTCTTCTACAGAAGTGGTGGCGTTCTCTTCGTCTGAAGTTTCGACTACACCAGTCTCTTCAGGTGGTGTCGGAGCCTGAGGCTCTGCTGCGTCAATTACAGCCTGTAGTTCTGCTTTAGTATTATAGTTTTCAGGGTTTTCAATCCCAAGTTCAGTTGCTTTTGCATTTAGTTGTTCTCTGTTAGCCATCTTAAACCTCCTCAGATTCTTTAGCTGTTATTGCTTCCTTCAGTTTTTCCACGTTAGGATAACTTTCAGGCTTCTCAATTCCCACACTCTCAGCGTAGGTGTTTAACTCTCCACGTTTCATATTTTCAATGCCGACTGGAGGTACCGGTTCTTCTGCTGGTGGCTCAACTGGAGCCGTTCGAGCTGTTCGCTCATCTTTAAGTATACGCGCAGGTACAGTCTCGCCTTTTGAGCGAGCCTCTCTTGCAATCTGTTGGTCTCGTAGACCTTGCTCATCACGAAGACGACGGATATCATCCTCGTATTCACGCTCGAAGTCTTTTGGAGTAAAGCTCTCTACTTCACCACTACGGTCTCCCTGACGAGAAATCCAGTTCAATACATCGGTGTCCGTAACATCGTCTGTAGGTATACCGAAGTCGGTAGCGATTCTAGCTAAAGCGCTACCATCCCGAAGAATAGCCTCTAGTTTAATCTTTGTTTGAGGTGAGATTCTCCACCCCATGTCTTGACCTTGATGAGCGTTCGGATTGCGATCGCTCAAATTTAGGTGAGCAGCGATCATTGGCTCTGTCTTGCAAAGTCGCCTTTCACCTGATTTTACGTTGTGAAACATTACTGCCATGATGTACTCCTTTTATTAACTTTCAAAATATTCTTTACCAACATCAGCCCACTCTTTTTCCTCGGGGTCCATGCCTTCATGCCCTTTGGTTCGAGTAGAGAATACGTCTTCTCTATCAGACTGAGATTGTGCTTTTTGTTCAGTCGCTTTTTTAGCGAGTTCAGCTTTACGAGCCTGTTCGTCAGCGTTCGCTTGAGCTTGTTCTTGGGTCGTTTTCTGCCTTCGTATGGCTTCAGCTAGATAAGGCGTGAGAACTCGGTTATAGAAGTTCTTCATAGAGAGCTTAGCCCCTGTAATAACCTCTCCGTCTGCGCTGATGTCGAGTGTATTTCTGTAGTCCTCCCACACCTCTTTACGCAATTTAGGATTAGCCTGAAGCAACGGTCCAAATTTTTCAAGCACTTCTTGAGCTTCTTCTTTAATAGTAATATTCACGTCTACAATTTTATCAATCTCTGACTGTGCTTGTTTAGACTTGTCTTCAAGATTCATCTGAGCTAACTGAAGCCAACGAGTACCTTCTTCTAGTGTGAAATTCTGTCCAGTAGCAGGATTTTTATATTGAGTGACGTCTTGAGGGACACGAATTTCGCGACCTTCTGCGTCAAGCAATTTCTGTGGAACTTCTGAAAACATCTTTTCTCGGATGTCATTAGCAAGTTCCTTGCGATCTGCTTCTATGTCGAGCTGGACTCGTCGTCGTGCTCGGTCTTCTGCGTCAGGGTCCGTAGCCGGTTGCTGAGTTTTTGTCTCAGGCTCGGTTCCTGCTTCTCCTGGCTTGGCTTCTCCCGGTTGACCGGTGGCTTTATCGGCCTCATCACCAAGTTTTGATTCCTCATTTTGTTCTTTGTTAGCTGGATCGTCTTGCGACGCGCCTTCTTCTTCAGTTGTTTTTTGTGACTTGGCTTGCTCATCTATAGTCCTTTGCTCTCTAGGATTTTTTTCTTGTTCTAAACCTTTGTCAGATAGAAAATCTAATCCAACTTCATCCCACTCGGAATCATCGTTCGTTGATGTTGGTGCTGGATTTTGTGTTGGATCCATTACGCCTTACCCTTTCGTTTTAATTCTACCTGCTCGATAGCGTTATCAACCATGTTCTTGATAGGTTCAAGAATAGCATATGCTTCTTGTTTTCCTAAAATTGAGCCCTGTAACTTTTGCAAATCACTTGCGTCAATTTTAGTCACATCTATCTTCACGCCTTCAACGCCCTCATCAAGTATCTGTTTAACCAACTCAAGAGTAGAAAAATCATCCTCATCACGGTCACTAAAATCTTCCGGTGTTGGTGCAGTTGGAATAGACCTATAAGGTACGTCTTCTGCTTCGTCAGTGAATCCTGCCATGTTACCCCTTCGCTTGCTTTATATATTGATGATAGCTTAACCACTTACGCATGTCAATGATTACTGTTGAGGAACAGCTGGAGGCTGTTGCATTGGTCCCATTTGTTGTCCCTGCATTGGCATACCTGGCATTGGTGCCGGTGGAACCACGTTCATCCTACGGCTGTCAGGAACCGTTTTCTCAAGTAATCTATCCATAAGTTCGTTAATCTTCTGTGTACGAGCAGGGTCGCTGCCGTCGTCGTTCTGAAGAAGGGTGACGAGCATATCTTGTAGGTCGCCCCGAGCTTTTTCTTCTAACTCATCCTTGCCGATTGAAAGTTCAACTTCCACACTCCAAGTTTTAACAAAGTCGTAAAAGTCGTTCCAGTCAATAGTAATTTCATTATTGTCTCCAATAGTCGGGACATACTCGGGTTGTTCAGGTGTTGGTTTGAACTTAGATTCTCCAATACGATTGATTTCGTTTTTACAGTCGTCGTCCACGATGATAACTGATTCGTTAGGAATCTTCTCTTCAGTCTCGGGGTCTTTATTGTCTATAGTTTGCTCAGCAATAAGCGTATCAAGTGCTACTAAAGCATATTGTCGTAAGAAGTTCTCAATAAGGTTGGTTATCTGATTAGTAGTAATGTCTTCAACACGGTTCTGTTGTTTTACTCCGGGACCAGTCTTAGAGAAGTCGCCACCGTTATTTACAGCAGAGAATGGCTGACCCATTATGTTTTGAATCTGTGAAGTCAAGAACTCCATCATAGGCTTGAAGAACTGTAAGGCGCCGTTATCCATAGAGACAAGTTCAGCTTTAGCATTTTGGTCAAGAGCTTCCCAAATGACACCTTGTTTAAGCACTACAGGCTTAGTGAAACGTCCTCGTTTCAGGACAGGAGGCTTGCTGTTAAGTAGAAGCATTGAAGCTATGTTTTGGTAGTAGATGTTAGCTAGGTTTTGGTTCGGTGAGGCTAGTCGAACGCGGCTCAAGCCGAACGGTGACAGTGGTACAGGGTCGATGACCAAAAGCTGTACGCGAGGGTAGCCAAATTTAGACTTGTTCTCAAGGCGACGCAGAGCGTATTCCTCTAGTTGAGGACAGAATGTAATAAATTCTCCACCTCGTCCTACATCATATTTAGTGATGAATTGATAAGTTTTAGCTAGGTATTCTTGTTGAGCCTTTTTACGAGCGTCTGATTGATAGATAGAGTACTTGAACATAGTCTCGGGATCCATTTCAAGGAGCTTGTCAAGAGCTTCGACGTACCAGTCTGTATTAGGATTTTTAGCCGCGGCATTACGGATTTTACGAACGCGTGATTTCGTAAGGTTAGCGACGACATAGAAGTAACCTGCCTCAGAAGCGTCTTCAATACCACTCTCAGGATCAACATCCATATAGTGCATAAGTTTCATGCGAGTACCGTATTCACTACCCATTGAGCGAGGCATAGTCATAAATGGTGCATAGCCGTGAGTAATGGCTTGTTCGGTACCCATTTGAGCTGTAGACAATAACCCTTTTCCAAAGGTGTCTTCGTTGAAAACGTACTTACGGAGGAAGAATGAGCCCATTTGAGCATGAAAACTGTTTTTTGTGCCGTTAATCATAGCAGAGAATATGGGAATCTGTTGGATTGAATTTCTTGGAATCTGTCGGACTAATCCAGGAATAGTAGTGTCACCTACATATGGTGAGTTCTTGCTGTGGTTCAAGGGTATCCCATCAACCAAGTTATCTAGCTGAGGGAAGTCCTCAGTATAGCTCTCACGGTTAGTTTTACACGTTTCCCATTCGCCTCGTAGTTCCGAGACGTCTATTTCTGCTATTGCTTTTGGTACTTCTGCTGTTTTTTCCATAATAAAATCCCTCTTGTGTTTATTCTACGCTACGTCCGGCTTAACACCCAAATTTTCGCCTTCATATGACACAGTTCTTAGTAAATAATCTGCATAACCGTTTGAAGACCTCAAGTACCACTGCGCGACTGCGACTAGATCTCCGATAGGTATCTTGATTCTCTTATCCACTCTGTTCAATGATGATGACGCCTCGTCTATCTCTACTGAATCACGCCACGCTGGAGACGACGCACCTGCATAAACCCACTCAGGGTCACTCCAACCACCCGAACTTGATTTGACATATTCAGGACCTATAAAGGTTTTCTCTTTCGTCTTGAGTTTACCGTTTTGATTAATGTATGTTACACCTACAGTAATAGTGCCAACGATATTCAATACATCGAATACGGCCTGGACCATTGCCTGATAAGCATTATGGGAGTCGTTAAGCCCGACCATCGCTCCAGTGATAGATGTGCTAAATGTCACAGCCCCATCACCTTTATAGTCAACGGTACCAAAGGTATCTGATAACTTGAGGATTTTATTGCCCTGACAGATATATACAAAGGCAGGACTCCCAGGAGGAGAGACTACACCTATCCATTGAGCAGGGATGTCCAGCGTGTAGTAAGCTCCGTTGTTCTGTAAATCTCGAATAAGTATTTTATTCGGAGTCGTGAAGCCGTCAGTAGGTACTATAAATTGAAACTTATTATCCCAACCAACACCAACAATTTCAGCCAATGCGCTAGTATTAATGCTCTTGAATAATGGGTCGATATCCTTATCCACGTTCAAAATCTGAATAATGTTTTGGAGCTGAGGCTGAGTGTCAGCCGATAAAAGCCCATCCGTAGATGGAATCATCAGTTGGCCTTTGTAGTTGACCACGCCATAAGGTGACGCGACACCAGCAGCTCCATAGTTCTGTTCAGTTACGCCCCACACGACAAATGACTGATTACCGTAGTTAATAGTCTGCTGCTCTAATGTAGCTTGTTTTGATGTACCTTGAGTGTTACTGAACAGAATCGTAAGTGAAGGAATACCCTGACCGTTTCGGAATCCTGTGATGGACGCAGGGTAGTAGTTTGTGCCCTTAGATGGTTCTGAACGGAATCCACCATTAGCAGAAGAGAAGTCGA